AACGCACTGCTGGACAAAATCAACGGCAAGTCGTACTCGCACACGGCTTTTCACAAACACATTTTCGATCTCGCCGCATCAAGCGAATTGCAGCTTGAGAAATACGATATTGCAAAAAAAGATCGTTCCGGCGCAATTGCCTCTGGCATGTCCGGCGGCAACGTACCGAGCGCTTACAAATACAGCCGCATCATTAATGATTACACGATCGAACGTAAATCTTTGGACTGGTTTTTGATTGCAGTATCTAAATATGCAAATTACGGCAATTCTGCAAAACCGCGTTTGAGCCTGACCCCCGCCCAGCGGGACATTGCGGTCGCCAAATTTACCGCCCAGTTCTCGGTGCAAAAAGTCGTCGAACTGGCGGCGGCAGCATGAGTGCAGAACCATGTATGTGCGGAGCCACGGACTGCCCGGTTTGCGGTCCGCTGCAAGGCTACTCAACCAGCCACCAACCCAACGCCCACGACCGCGAGTTGGCGCTGGAAAACGTAGTGGAAACCGTAATGGACTACGGCATGTGGCCGCAGCCGGTAAAAGGCAAATTCAAGAAGTCGGAGTTTGATCTTTACGACTTTTTGTTAGAAGAGCGCGACCCTTCATATTTCCTTGAAATGTATATCGGTTGCATCACCGGCAACGAGATATCAGACCGCATCCGGCGCGAGCAGGCAACAATTAAAGAAATGCTGGAAAAGCATTTCAAGGATTCGGATCTCGTAAATGATTTGGCAGCAGAATACGCGAGCGAATCATGAGCTTTTTAGAGATGGTCGGCGCCGCCGCGTGCGCCGTAGCAACATTCGCGGCAGGTTGGATTTTTCTTGTTCTGTTGTTCAGTATTTAATCGGAGGAAACATGGCTATTAATTTGAAGTCTACGGGAAGTCTTGCCGCTAGTGGAGTAAAGCTGTTGGTTTACGGCGCAGCCGGAGTGGGCAAGACCGCGCTGATCGCAACGTTGCCGAGCCCTATTGTGCTGTCAGCTGAAGGCGGTCTGCTATCGCTGCAAAGTGCTGATTTGCCCTACATTGATGTGGCGAGCCTTGATGATTTGCGCGAGGCATATGCGTGGTGCAAGGACAGTGCCGAGGCAAAAGTTTATCAGTCCATCTGCCTTGACAGCATCAGCGAAGTTGCTGAAGTGGTGCTGCAACGGGAGCTCAAGGCAAACAAGGACGGCCGCGCCGCTTACGGTGAGATGAACACGACAATGGCCGAAATTATTCGGTCGTTCCGTGATATCGCCGGTCGCAATGTTTACATGAGTGCAAAGTTAGAAAAGTCAGCTGACGAACTGGGAAGAATGCTCTACAACCCTGGAATGCCTGGCAAAAGCCTGACGCAAGGATTGCCTTATTTTTTCGACGAGGTGCTGGCCTTGCGCGTTGAGAAAGATGGCGAAGGCAATACGCAACGCGCTTTGATGACAGACGGCGATGGACTGTGGCTGGCAAAGGATCGCAGCGGCAAACTGGACGGCTGGGAAACGCCTGATTTGAGCGCGATTATTGAAAAGATTGCGGCAAAAGCATGAGCGACCTCAAAAGCTTAAGCGCCGACTGGTTACGTTTTAAGATCGACGAGGAAAAGGCCACAACAGAGCGTCGCAAGATTGAAGATCAAATGGTCAAACTGCTGGCCATTCCTGATAATTTTGAAGGCACCGAGACCGCCGAACCGGAAGGCTTTGTAGTCAAAGTTTCTGGTCGGATTGACCGCAAAGTTGATTCAAATAAATTGCAAGAGCTTGCGCTTGAATCTGGTCTGTCTGATCAATTGCCAAATCTGTTTCGTTGGAAACCAGAAGTAAACATGGCTGCTTGGAAAGCTGCCGACAAAAGTATTACCCAGCTGCTTGCTGGTGCAATAACAGCTAAACCTGGCAGATCCACTTTTAAAATCACAATAAAGGAATAAACATGAAATTGTCAGAAGAATTTATAGCAACGGAAATGCCGGCAGCAACCAACAATTTTGAGCCATTGCCGGCCGGTGATTACACTGCAAATATCACTCAATCAGAGATAAAAAAGACGAACGATGGAACTGGCGAATACATCAAAATGCGCCTCGACATCACCGGTCCAACCTATCAGGGACGCGTCGTTTTTTCTAATCTTAATATTAAAAACGCTAGCCTAAAAGCGGAGGAAATTGGCAGGGCGCAGCTTGGCGAAATCATGCGCGCACTCGGACTGCCTAAGTTGCGGGACACCGATGAGATGATCGGCGGCCACATTGGCATCAAACTGTCCATTCGGCCGCCACGCACAGACGAGAAGACTGGGCGCACTTACGAGGCAAGCAACGAAGTCCGCGGATATAAAAGCCTTAACGCAGCTCCGTTGGCAACATTTAGCAAGCCCAAACCAGCGCAAGCAGAGCTCAAAAACGGCAAAACCGCGCCGCCCTGGGCAAACAAAAGTTAAAAAAATGCTCCAGCTGGGTTCCAGACTGGGGCAATTTTTAAAGGAAATAAAAAATGATTATATCGGGATTAAACAACGATATACAAAATCTGATTGATAATGCACACGAATCAAAACCAGACTTGCCCAGGGCGCACTTGGGAGCTAGTGCGCTGGGACACCCTTGCGACCGTTGGCTGTGGCTGTCTTTCCGGTGGGCAGTCCAGCAAAAGTTTACAGGTCGCATCCTGCGCTTGTTTAGACGAGGCCAGAACGAGGAGGCCACCATTGTCAGCGACCTTCGCGCCATTGGGATGGATGTGCGGAAGGATTCATCTCAGCATCGGGTAGACTTCAAAAGCCACGTTTCTGGAAGCCTTGATGCCATTATTGATTCTGGCGTTCCTGAAGCCCTCAAGTCTAAACACATCGCCGAGTTCAAGACCCACTCTAAAAAATCTTTTGACGCGCTAGTCAAAGATGGCGTTGAAAAGTCAAAGCCAGAGCACTTTATTCAGATGCAGGTTTATATGGCCGGAACCAAGATTGACCGCGCTTTGTACGTGTCTGTCTGCAAAGACGATGATCGGATTTACACAGAAAGAGTGCGTTATGACAAGGCAATCGCAGAAAAAGCCATTGTTCGTGGACAACGCATCGCACTGGCAGACCGGATGCCGGAGCCAATCAGTTCAGATCCAAGCTGGTATCAATGCAAGTTTTGCCCAGCACATGAATTTTGTCACAAAACAAAAACAACTAAACATGTAAATTGCCGCACCTGCGCCCACGCAACGGCTAAGGCAGACAGCACCTGGCGCTGCGAGAGGCACGATGCGGATGACATTCCGTTGGATTATCAGCGCACCGGCTGCGAGAGTCATGTGCTGCATCCTGACCTGGTATCTTGGCAAAGGAAGGACAGTTTTGATCAGTGGACGGCAATTTACGTCATTGATGGCAAAGATGTTGCAAATGGCGAGGGTGATGCGCACGTTTACACCAGTAAGGAACTGCTAGCGAATCCTGCTGCTTGCGCTAATAGCGACGATTTTGTTAATGAAATTCGCAAAGATATGGGCGGGAGAATTATTAAATGATGCTCCGCGATTATCAACAAAGAACCTTGGACCAGCTCTACGCATGGTTTGAAGCTGGCAACAAAGGCAACCCTTGTATTGTAATGCCGACAGGCAGTGGCAAAAGTCACATTGTGGCTGCTCTATGCAAAGATGCAATTCAAAATTGGCCGGAAACCGTTGTTTTAATGCTCACCCATGTCAAAGAATTGATTGAGCAGAACGCCGAGAAAATGCAACAGTATTGGCCTGATGCGCCAATGGGAATTTACAGCGCCGGAATGAGGCAAAAGAAACTGGGCAATCCAATCACGTTTGGCGGCATTCAATCGTTGCGAGACAAAGCAAGCGAAATAGGGCACGTTGATCTGATCATCATTGACGAAGCGCATTTAGTTAATCACAAAGAAACAGGCGGGTATCGCAAACTGGTGCGCGATTTGAAACAGATCAATCCCGAACTGCGAGTTGTTGGTTTAACTGCAACGCCTTACCGTTTGGGCCACGGCATGATTACAGATAAGCCTGCAATATTTAGCGATCTGCTTGAGCCAATTGGCATTGAGGAATTAATTGCCAAACAGTTTTTGATGCCGCTTAGAAGTAAACACACAAAAGCAAAACTAGACACTACTGGCGTTCACAAAAAAGGCGGCGAATATATTGAGTCAGAATTGCAAGCCGCGGTAGACACCGACGATAACAACATCAACGTGGTAAACGAAACAATTGGTTTGGCTGGCAACCGCAAAGCGTGGTTGTTTTTCTGCACAGGCGTAAAACACGCCGAGCGCGTTGCAGAGGTTTTGAACGGAAATGGCATTCTGGCCGGCTGCATCCTCGGCACAACACCCAAAAAAGAGCGCGAGGAGATGTTGGCAGATTTCAAGATTGGCAAAATTCGCGCTATTACCAACGCCAACGTGCTAACCACCGGCTTTGATTATCCTGACATTGACCTGATTGCGATGATGCGCCCCACCTTGTCGCCAGGACTATACGTTCAAATGGCAGGTCGAGGAATGCGTCCAAAAAGTCACACCGATCATTGCCTGGTGCTGGACTTTGCTGGCGTCGTGGCTACGCATGGACCGCTTACGGCGGTGCAGCCGCCCAAAAAAGCTGGCGAAGGAACCGGCGTGGCGCCGGTTAAGGTTTGCGACAATTGCAACGAGTTGTGCCACCCGTCAGCAATTGTTTGCCCGTCTTGTGGTCACCCGTTTCCGTTGCCGCCAGCGCCAAAATTGCAATTGCACAATGATGACATCATGGGTTTGTCTGGCGTCAGCATGGATGTTACAGCTTGGAAATGGCGCAAGCATGTAAGCAAAATAAGTGGCAAAGAAATGCTTACTTGTACTTACTACGGAGATTTATCAGATAAGCCAGTAACAGAATATTTGGCAATATTGCATCATGGATATGCAGGAAGAAAAGCCATCCAACAATTATTTACAATGGCAAGAGATTCTGGTTTTTCATTAACAGCAAATGAAACTTTGGATGATTTAGTTGATATGTTTTCTCAAAATAACCCGCCTAAAATAATTAATTACAAAATGGACGGAAAATTTCATCGAATAATTGAAAGGAAATGGGAATGACGCACGAACTACAACGCATTTCAACAGAGCATGAAGAACAACGCGAGCTAGTGCGTTGGTTTCGGCAAACATATGCTGATGTGCGAATATTTGCCATTCCTAATGGAGGTGGTCGCAGCAAATCAGCGGGAGCGCGCTTAAAGGCTGAAGGCGTATCTGCTGGAGTGCCTGATTTGTTTATCCCTGCTTGGCGGCTGTGGATTGAAATGAAACGCATTAAAGGCGGCAGCGTTAGTTTGGAACAAAAAAACTGGATCAAATATTTGTCTGAAATTGATTATCAGACAATTATTTGTTGCGGTTTTGAAGATGCAAAAAATCAAATACAAATTTATAAAGGGTTTACAAAATGAGCAGCAACGCATTTAACCAGCTTGACCGAGAATATACCGAGCGCGAGGATTATCTAGCTAACCGCGCAGAGGAGCGCAAGACGATCAATCCATGCCCGTTCTGCGGCCACGACGACGTTGCAATTGACGAGATCGAGATCGGCATCATTGCAATCTGCTGTCCCGAATGCCTGACGATCGGACCGCACCAGGACGGTATCCAGTCGGTCGAAATGGCCATCGAAAAGTGGAACCGACGGAAATGAAAGAATTTCGGCTCAAGGTCAGTGTCAGGAACAACCTGTTGCTGTCGGCAATCGAGGCGCAGGGCTACACCTCGGTTGCCGAATTCGAGCGAGCTTGCGAGCTTGGCTCTGGCAGCATAAATAATCTTGTCGCAATGCGAGAAGCGCCCATCTTGCAAAGCGGAGAGTTTTCGCAGAAAGCAAAGCTGGTTATGGAGGTGCTTGGCGCGGCACCCACTGACCTTTGGACTGAGCAGCAATTGACTATCAAACTCAAAACGAACAGCGGAGAACGAGCTATAGATGCAAACCTCGTTCAACATTTGCTAGAGCAGAAAAACCGAAACGAATACCTGCCATCACCTGAAGATTTATTGTTAGCGGCAGAAACATCGGCAATAGTAAATGAGGTTTTGGGAACGCTTAACCCGCGAGAAAAAGAAGTGCTGCACGAAAGATTTAACAATGATTCTACTCTTGATGAAGTTGGCAAAATTCACGGTGTTCATAAAGAGCGAGTTCGGCAAATAGAAGCAAAGGCTTTGCGAAAGCTGCGCGACACAAAACGTGCGCCAATTTTAAAGGAGTTTTATTGATGCCCTCTATAATTGAGCAAAAAAAATGACGCTGACGCAGTTCAAAATAGTCCTTGAAAAGTTCATGCTTGCCCGCGGGCGTTACATGAACTCACCAACCAGCACGACCGCAAAAAAGTGGAAAGATGCCGATTTGGAATTGGCTAATGCTTACGCTAAATACATGGAGACACGGAAATGATTCAAACAAACGACGAAAAGGTAGCAGCCGCTATCGCCTACTTGCGTTCGCGTGGCAAGTATCTTCTCGATGGGTGTACGTGGGTTCCGACCCCGGCAGGGCAGACCGACGTTCGCAAAACTATTGCGGACTATCGGGAGGCAACGAAATGAAATTCGTAGACGTTGTAATGTTGGTCGCATTTTGCACCTCGCTATGTTTTCTATGGGGCGTGG